GTGTCCTCTTGTTCACAAAAAAACGCCCCCCTTTAGCCAAATTGCACCTGCGACATGCAGCAACTAAATTCTCATCGTTGTCAAGCCCACCCAAACGGCGTGGTACTACATGATCTACTGTATCAGCCTCTAACCCACAGTACTGGCATATAAACTGATCCCTTCGCAGTATGCGCTGCTTGATCTTAATCCATTGCCTTGTAGATCCGGTTGATCTTAATGCACTCTTACTCAATACCAACCCTTAATCTTATGATGTTGTAATGCCTTGCAAGGGTTATCGTATCGTTTCTTTATGTACTTTAATTGCCAATCAATTTGTTTATATCCATCAACTGTTGCTAACCATTTAGATCTACCTTGAGGAATACCATGATGACTACCATTCTTAGCCTTTGGGTTCCATCTTGATTCTTTGTAGTTTAATTCATCCAAGCAATCAAACTGTTCTACATTATTTAACTGAATGAAAGCCCATTGTCTGTAATGATTAATCTTATTAACTTCAGCGGAATGTGCTTTTTCAAAGCCTAGAATGTTGGCTAAACATAGAGCGATCCCAATTAGCGAGCACCTTGCGAACCTCCCCCTTCGGGGTTCGCCTTTTGGCTTTGAGAGCCAATGCTCATTAAAGCGTATCATATCCAACCTAATTTGACGGCGTGTCTGCGTAGATTTCATATACTCATCCATCCTATGTATTTTGCATCTGGGTTGTCTAAGAGCCATTGCTTACGCAATTCATTCTGATAAGCCCAATTAATTTGATGTGTCATTTCATCATGATCAGCGCACATGTATGGCACTCCTTATCTGCAAACATCCATGATCCGCATTTGTTGCAGCGCATTACAGGTTCCTGAGTGTCAGTAGCCTCTGCTATATTCTTGGTGCCAACTGCGCAACATTTTAAGCATTGATACACTCTAAAGCCATCGGCCTCTGGGTATCCATCTAGCCATTCAAATTCAGTATTGGCTGAGCAGAAATTGCATCTAAAATTAACCATCTTTACCAGCCCAGCCAGTACCTTTGAAAATTGTTGGAACTGCAACATAAACCCTTCGTAAAGGTGTGTTGCAAACTTGACATTGAGGGATTTCATGATCCATTGGTAATTCCAATACAATCAGCGTTCCCTCAATATCACAGGCATAATCGTAATTAGGCATGATACGGAATCCTGTTTATTGCGTGGCAGTTATAGCATCGAAGCAGATCGCCCTCATGAAGTAATCTGTCATCGTTGCATAAGTCGCAAATAACGATCGATGGCTCGACTTTAACTCCGTTATCTGTAAAAGTCGCAGTTAGACCAGAGCCATCAATTATCTGTAATTCACCCATTTATTCACCTCCTTCAAAGTACCATTTCCCATTGGCAGTAAGTTTTGCCCATTTAGCATGATCTTTATTGCCTCCTTTACAAACATATCCGTAGTAAGGCTTTCCGCCCTTAGATATGCCCTGCTTAAGAGTATGATTGGATTCGCAGCAAATAGGTGGCTCATTAGGTGTTGATGATGCAATTTGATCTACAACATCACCGACAGACCAAGCCACAGGCTCTTTCTTGTCCTCTGCAAAACTATCTCTCAGAATTGTTTCTATTTGCGCAGACTTAGATCCGGCCTTGCCATACATATTTTGCCGACTTTCTAACTTTTCCTTGAACGATGGATTAGATTCAACCTTTCGCATATCATCTTTGGTAGCAGTTTTGTCAGATCCTTTAAGTAATATTATTGCCCTACCAAGGCTGGAAGTTGCAGTATCCTCAACATAAAACTTTTTCATGTTTTGAATGTATGTTTCTCTTGATCCAAAGGCTATGTTGCTAACCGCCGGAGATGTGTCTTTAGCATCTCGCCAAAGAGTTGCCTGAACTAAAATATAACCTTTTTCAGCATCATGGCTGATTACCGATATATCTGATCGACCCATGGGATAGTTGCTAATGAACCATTTGTTTAATGTGGCAACATCCTCATATTCCTCTAAATTAAACGCCATTGTTAATCCTCCCAATTTTCATCTTGGACTGCATCGAGGACTGTCTTATAGACAGACCCATAGGCGATGAAGTCTTTGATACTGTCGTAATGATCTGGGGTTTCACTAAGCCTAGAAACCTTGACCAATGCCATACATAACGCAGCCTGATGTGGTGTGATAGGGAAGTCGAGATATGCAGACCAAAGACCTGCAATTCGTTTGTGGTTATAGTAAGGATGTCCGTACACGCTTCCACGCTGTTGGATCGTAGTAATGACCTCATCAAGCAACTGCTCAGTTTTTGTCATAGTCAAATACCTCATCTGACTGTCTCTTGATGTCAATCATTCTGCGGTGCATATCCCACCCAGTTGCCCTCCCACGCCAATAACCTCGATTGTAAATCTCTGTTTGCCATAGATTAACTGCATAGGCTAATAAGCCTGTTGCTATCATGAACCATAAAATAGTTACTCCGTTAATTTTCATTTCGTTGCCCACTCCCTTATTTGTTTAGGCATCGCAACCGGATTTCGGTCATCGATTACTGTATAGGTTGCTCCTGACGGATGAACTGATGGTGCAGTTGCAACATAACCTTTCCATTTGATGTCAATACCATCGTTTAATTTACCTCTGAATACATCAGTTTTGTTGGCTGTGTAATAAAGGTGTAAGCCATCGCCAGTTTGAACTGTATATGTTGATTCAAACTCAGGCAGTAACTTGCCACCATTTCGATAGTCAATGTCAAATACCACTAAGCCTGATTGATAACAGGCTATACCAATGTTGATATTTTCATCATAATCAAACCAAAAGTTAATTAGGTTTTGATCTGTGGTGGCTGATAAATAAGCCCTTTGAGCCAAGTCAAAGTGCGGATCTTTCTTGCGTGGCAATAATGGTAAAACGGCCCATCCTCGCTGCGCATAATCTAAGGCTTGGCCTCGATTACTTGTATCTAATAACATGTCGCTCCCTACATATCCACAGTATCTCTGTGAATACATAAAGTTTGACCTAAATCAAGCCTTTTATCTACCTGATCTCCGGCGTGTTTTATAACGATTAGATAACGCCAAGATCCTCAAGTTCATCGATATGATCATCAATCGTGCGGTCGTTATAGTCTGTTTCACGCCCCATAATACCTTTTATTATATCGGAACGATCCGTCATGGTTCACAGGCACTAATTCGACTGAATGACCGCCTTTACCAAAGTTCATAACTACAAATCCCATATTCCAATCGGCTGAAGCATATTTGAGATAAGAGGCTTTGTTTTTCATATCCATAAGATGACCGGCTTCAATGCCCCAAATCGTTGAATAACGGCCGTTTAAGCCAGTTTGGTGCCTCGTAGCACCCTGCCTATGGGTATGGCCACAAACAACGCTATTACCCCACTTTTTAGCCAGATTTAGGGCAGTTATACCTGCATGCTTAGACATAACCCCTTCATCACCATGAGCCAAGAAAAAGCCACGCTCAAACTCATAGGCTCGCTTATGGAATCTGATGCCAAGATCTGAGTACGCCATAAACTTTTCAAAGACTAACTCAGGCAATCCTAGGAGGGATGGTGCGCCTTTTAGTAATGTGGTAAATAATCGATCGGTATGATTTGATCTAATGATGTCGGTTGTGCCTAGGTCAAAAAGAATGTCTTGGGCAATTGTTCGCTCTTGATCTAATGTTTCTGTAAATTCAGTTTTAGTTCCCTTTACCCAACGGCTTTGGGAAGTCATATCAAGTTCATCACCAACATTTAGTACAAAATCAAACTTTTCGTGCTTGCTCATTTTAATAAGATTAGATACTGCTTTTGGGTGATGTAATGGAATTTGGAGGTCAGGCGTTATTAAGTACCTTCGGTTGGCTTTAATTAATCGTCATCCTCATCATCAGTTGGATCTATGGATGGGATTATCCCACCATCGCCCACAATCCAATCAGGGAAAGTCTTATGCTCAGTCATTAACCAAAAAGCGTGCTCAGGTGTGAATCCTGCTTTTCTGGCTGCTTTGTAACATTCGTGCAAAGCCATATAATGCTGATCTATTTTGCTTAATGGCTCAGGAGTTTGGCGAACGACACGACGATTGATCTTTTTGCGTTTGATAGGTTTTCGAGTGTTCGCCATGACAAAAATTATCGCTTACTGATTAAGACAAACAGATCATCGACACGCTGTTCAAGTCGGTTCATTTGATCTTTTATTGATGAGCCTCCGTTTGGTTTCAACTCATTCAAATAAGATTTAATAAGAAAGCGAACTCCCATGAATAAACTTGTTGATATTCCGCATACGCCAACGGCTATACCAACCCATTCGTTGGCCGTCATTTCGCATTGATTCCATAATCAGCCTCTTTGCCGGACTTTGGATCAAGTGCTTTGGCAATAGGTGCAACAATTGCTCCAAGCAAAGTTGCGTAGGCTGGATGAATGTCTGCCACGATAGCGAGTGCAACAGTAATTCCTGAAGCAGCAACGGCTCTTAAGTATGACTTGATTGCAGCCTTATGTTTGTTTGATAGTTTCATGCGTTGCCTCCTAGTAGTGGGATGTGAAAGAAATCTGAATTCTTATCTTGATCTTTTTTGAAACTAACATGTATGTGATGGTTATGGGGATTGCCCTTATATTTGCGCCAACGCCATCCAAGAATCGGTGAAGCAATTTTTGAGTGATGGATTACATAACTGATGCGACCATTGGTTTTCCCATAGGATCGAATTTGATCTGCCAAATATGCTGAAAGCCCTTTGTCGTCAGAAAGCCGAGCGTCAATATCAATTGCTCGCACACACCCTGTTGCATCTGGGTTGTGATCGCTTTTTCGTGTGTTATGTCTAGCATCACCAATCCACCCATCAGATTTACGGCTACGCTCTGGGAAGGAATCATCGATCTGCTCCCGTAGTTGGACGGCTGCTTTAGATAGGTAGGGTTTCATCGGCACAATTCATCAAGATTATGCTAAGAGTAATTTAGCCTCGTCAGCGGTTATGCCTAAACGATCAAGTAACTCTGCTTTAGCCTGAGCCTTCGCTTCGGCTTCGGCTTGTGCTAATTCTGCCTCGGCTTTGCATTTTGCTTGATGGTCTAACACATCTTTTAACGCCTGACCAGTTGCTTCAATTGTTTCACCATCAATCGTTATGTATATTTTATCCATTATGAGTTCGCCAATCCATAGACTTTAACGTTACCTGTTATATTGTTTGCATTTGGAATTAATGTGAATCCAGTAAAACTTGTAGTTGCATCGAATAATCCATTAGCACTTTTATATCTGTTTTTATTTGTGTTTTGAGCAAAGTATAGAGTTTGACGAGTGGCAAAAGGAGCAGAAATCCATAATTGACAAAAAGACGAACTAGTTGATTCCTCTGAACCACCAATTCTAACATCCGTGGTACCTGTTTGAGCAGTGTTTGCCTGAAAAGTAGTGGCATTTACAAAAACACCTCTAGCATAATAATTGGCAGTTGAGTTATCAGAACCACTAACCCTAAATCTCATATCAAGGTCAAAAGTGTTTGTCGGAGTGCAACTAACTGAAACGTAATAATTTATATAACTGGCACTAAAAACATCGTTCACGCTTACACTTGCTGAAGTAGTAAAGTCTTGGCTTGTTATTAAGGTCATACCACTTGCCGCAGCAGGTGCAGCCCATTTCAAACCAGTTGCTTCCGCACTATCCGCTACAAGTATGTGGCCGTTTGTTCCTACCGGCAATCTTGCTGCTGTGTCTGCTGCACTCGCAACAATTAAATCTCCTTTGGCATCAAAGATGGTCGCTGGGATACCTGAGGCATCAGCAACCCATTTGAAATCCATGTTTGTATCTGAATTTTTTGCTAAAACTTGATTAGTTGTTCCACCTTTTAAATCGACCAAAGAGGTATCAATTGCTCCAGCAAGTGTACGAATGGCTGCTGCGCCATCCTTAACTAAATCTGTATCGTCTGGGGTTTCCCATCCGAAATTGGTTGTGTTTGCCATTTTTCTCCTATTATCAGGCTACGATTGTAGCGTATTCCCATGTTAAAGTGTTGCCAACTGTGTTCCATGCCTCGGTAACCGGAACAGTATTCCAGCGCATTGCCACTTGACTGAAATTGATTGGCGACAAATTGATTGTTAAAAACAACTCATTGAATCGAGTGCTCCATCGCCATCCCTCAACATAGCCTTCAAATGCGCCATTATTGATCTGAAACGGCAAATCTGTAACATGAATTGGCTGACCCATAAAGATACCAAGCAAGGCATCTCGGTCAGCATTATCAATCTCTGAATTGGTTATTGGAAAGGTTATGCTGTCAAAAATGGGGTAAGGATAGGCTCTCAAATCAATGTATCTATCTGCAATCTCTTGAGCATCAGTTCCGTCATGAATTGCTGAATTGATAGTTTCGCCTTTGTAACCATAAAGGGCAATCGAAGTAGTGTCTGTGGCGGTTGCCTCATTATTAAAGTTATTTCCATAATTAATATAAATATCATTACGAATATCTGCTGATTTTGTTAAAGTCCTTAAACCTGAACTCAATGCTGTGTTTGCTGAAAGTTCAGTGTAGCCATTTGCCAAAAGATATGTTTGTCGATGATCGGCATCTGCATATCCAATATTTCCTTGATTATCCTCATACATGTATCCAAGTGCTGAATCAGCAATTTGTGAAGCGATATTGTAAATAGTGTCAGGATTGGCCGACCTGCTTGACATTGTGTAAAGACCTGCATCAATTTCACCCAAACCAATGTTTTGAGCATTTGCCCAAGTTTCTGTTGCTGAATAGCCTGACCAAGTTTCTGCTGCCGGTACTTCATTCCAAGTATTTAATAGTGATGATGAAAGTAAAGTATAAATTTGATCTCCATCAATATCTTGCGATAAATTATCTGTATAAATTTCTTTGGCAAGTTTGACCAAACTGCCCATTGCTAAAAGCGTGTAACTTATTACATTAGAAACCGATCCGGTATTTCTTACCTCAACAGTTACATCGGTTATGTTTCCACCAAATAAACTAACAAAAGTTCCAGCACTATTTTTTACCTGCAAAGTTAAACCATCATTGATTTCAAATGGTAAAGTTTGGCCAGAAAGTGCTACAACTTCAACTTGCAAATAAGATGGGTTTGGTTGAGTGTAAATATCATCTCGACCTGCTTGATGGGCAATATCAGCAATAGTGATGTTTTCGTAATCAACACCGGCAACCGATAACTTCCAATCAGGTGTCCAAACTGTCATTATCTAGCCCTAGTGATTCCTGAATTGTAAAGTTGTGGGGTTGATCTGGATGCGCTGTTATTTAACACTTTAGCAACTGCTCTGGCAGATCCTTCAGCATCTACTGATTGAACTGTAATGTTATTTACTGTCGTGCCAGCCCTTGCTGCTCCAGTAGCCAATTGACCAGCAGTAGCGGTTGATGCAGCGTTTGCAGCATTGTTTCCAGAAACCGCACTACTTACAACTCCGGTTGCTATACCAGCAGCAGCCAAAGCAACGGCACCGGCAGCAACAGATCCTCCACCGGTTGCAAAAGCAGTTGCCACGCTTGCAGCGGTTGCTGCTGCTCTCAAAGCGACCATTGCTGTAATCAATGTTTGAATTGCTGCCACAAATGCAATTATCTTATTGGCTACGAATACAGTTGCAATAATGCCACCAAGTATTAACAATTCATCTTTTATGCTGATAACAAATTCTATTGTTGATCTTAATTGTTGCCCAAAGGCATAAGCGCCTTTTGTTGCATCGGTAATTCCAGCGGTTACGCTGCTATCGCCTGTTAATCCAGCAGCCAAGGCTTGAACATTTGGAACGACTGTTGCCAGTAAATAGTCAGCAAATTCTTTAACGATAGGCAGTAATGCAACGCCAATTTGTTCTTTTGTTTCATCTAAAGCAATTGTTAATTGCCTAAACTTAAACTCAGCGTTTGTTGCTTCATTTTCAACAAATCCACTAAATGTTTTTTGTAAATCACCAACAATTGTATCGAAGTCTTTTACTACTGATTTAGTGCTTGTTGTGCTTTGTCCAATTCTGTCTTGAGCCTGAGATAAGGCTAACGCTGCCTTTTGAGTTACATCAGCAGTCGCACCATACTTTTTTAATGCCAAGTCATAGTTTAATTGGGCTTTTTCAGCAGCATCTACGGCAGCAGTATTATCCTTAGTTACTGTTATGTTTTGTTTTGTTTGTATGCCTAGTTTGCCTAAAGCAGTTACATTTCCATCGTATGCCCTACCTAAGGCATTTGCAATTGCTTCTAAAGGCTTGCCAGTAGAAAGGCTTATGTTTTGAGCAAGATCTAATAATTTTTGAGCCTCAGTAACATCTTTAGTAGATCTAACTAAACGGCTTAGGGCTGGTCTTAAAATATCATCTGTGGTTGCGGTCGCAATTGATTGTTTAGTAATGTATTTGTCAATCGCTGCAATTTGATCTTCAGTCGCTTTTGTATTTGAACGAATTGTTTGTTCTAATAATTTACGACCTTTTTCATCCTCTGCTGCTGCTTTAACGGCTGAAACTGCAAATGCTGTTGCTGCTGCTCCAACTGCTGCAAACGCTAATGCCGCTTTTTTGCCAAACTCAGCAATTTGGGTTGCAGAATTATCTACTACCTTGTTGGCATCATCTAAGCCTTTTTTAAGACCATCAATATCGGCTGCAAGTGCAAGGGTTAAGGTTCTGCTATTACCTGCCATCAGCAAACTCTTTTCTTATGTCCAAAATGATTTGTTCAAATTCCTTAATTATTGTTGGTTGCAAATATCTAATAGTTGGATAAATAAAATATCCTCTTGATCCTGAACCTTTAGGCATTGGCCCTGACCATCTTGGAAATTGCGGATAATTCTTTGAACCAAACTCATGTGCTGCACCAATACCAAGGCGATTGCCTTTTGTATCATTTCGAGTATTAAATTGAGTTGTTGCTCCACCAGAAAATCTTTGTGAAGCAAAACCAAAAGACACTTCACCAAGCAATGATGACTTTTTAACTTTACCGCCTTGCGCAATGCGATCAGCAACCTTGCCTCTAGATGCAGCAATTCTGCGAATTTCAGATAATTCTTTTTCAGCCAATTCGCCAACTCTGCGTTTGGTTTCTTGGACTGCGATGTCGCTCATGTTTCTAATTACTTTAGCGAATGACATTAATTCTCTCTTGTCATAGACTATTAGAGGTTCGGTGCTAGTTGCCATTCCGTTTCTCCAATATCTCGATCGCTGTTAAAATGTCCTCTGCTTCAACCCATTCGCTCATTGGTATTTGTGTGGCTATTGCCAACTCA